AGATCGGCAAGCTCAACGCCCTGACCCAGTTCCATGTCGCCCGTCGTATCGCTCCCGTGCTTTCGGGCCTTGGCATCTTCATCGAAGTTGCCAAGGCCGATCCGCTGGCAGCGATCGGCCCGGTTGCCGAGGCCATCGGCAAGATGACCGATGCGGATTCCGAGTACGTGATCTACACGTGCCTCGGGGCCGTGCAGCGCAAGCAGCCGGGCGTCAATCTGGGCTGGGGGCCGGTGACGAGCTCGGGCGGGTTGATGTATGACGACATCGACTTACCCGTCATGCTTCAGCTGGTCTTCCATGTCCTTCAGGTCAATCTGGCGGGTTTTTTGAACGCCCTGCCGGGTTCGCCTCAAGGCGGGGCTCCGGCGCCCCTGCCGGGGTGAAGTGGGCGACCCTGTCGGGCGGCGAAGACTGGGTGCTGCGGCCGGTAGGTCGAGGGTGGTGCAAGTATGAAAGCTTGAAGGATGGCACCCTCGACTTGGTGGACGTCGCGCTGATGAACGAGGCCTTGGACGTCCAGGACGAGAACGAGCGTCTGCTCCGTGATGCTACAAGGAACGAGTAATGGCGAACGCAGACGTCATCAAAGAATTCCTGGTCGGCCTCGGCTTCAAGATCGACGAGAACGGGCTCAAGAAGTTCGGCAACGGCGTTGCAGAGGCGACCGCGAAAGCGACCGCCTTTGCCGTCGCGGTCGAAGCCGCTGCGGCCGCTGTCGGAGCCGCCGTCACCAAGATGGCGGACTCGATGGAGAAGCTGTATTTCGCCTCCAAGCGAACCGGCGCCTCCGTTGAGAATATGCAGGCCCTGAAATATGCGGCCAGTCAGATGGGTGTGTCCGCTGAAGAGGCGATGGGTTCGCTTGAGGGCCTGGCCCGCTTCATGCGTTCCAACCCCGGTTCAAGCCGCTTCATTGAAAGCCTGGGCGTCGCCACCCGGGACGCCAACGGGCAACTGCGCGACACCTCTGAGATTATGGCCGACCTTGGACGTAAGTTCAAGGAGATGCCGTACTATCGCGCCAAGGCCTATGCCGGCGTCCTTGGGATCGACGAGAAGACGCTGCTGGCTATGCGCGAAGGCATGGGCGAGTTTAGTGACGCCTACCGCAAGATGTATCAACAGGCTGGGTTCGACGCTCAAGAGGCGTCGAAGAGCTCCCACACGTTCATGGTTGAGCTCCGGACCCTGGGCACCGCCTTCGAGCTCCTGTGGCAAAAGGTATCGCTGGGCCTGCTAAAAACCTTGACGCCGATGGTGACCAAGTTCCGTGAAACCATCATGTCGAACTTTTCAAGGGTGGCGGACCAGTTGTCCAAAATTATGGATACGGTCATTCGAGTTGCATTGTTCCTCGGCGCCATCGCCATGCGTGTCGTTGAATGGTTTATCGCACTTGATCAGGCGACCGACGGCTGGAGCACTGCCCTCGCCGCGGCGCTGGTCGCTTGGCGGGCTTTGAACTTGGGCTTTATGCTCACGCCCATTGGCGCCATCATCACCGCCATCGTGGCCCTGGGCGCTGCGATCATCGCCCTTGTGGATGACTACCAGACTTGGAAGGAAGGCGGCCTCAGCCTGATCGACTGGTCGGCTTATGAGCCCTATATCCAGAAGATCAAAGACACAGTCGTCGCCATCTTTGAGTGGTTCAAAGGTGTCACGAGCCAGGCCGTTGAAGGGATCATGGGCGCCTTCAAGACGCTCCGTGAATGGTTCGAGGACTTCATCAACTGGTTCCGCGAGAAGTGGGAATGGATCGAGGGTAAGGCAGAGAAGGCCAAAGAGATCGCCAGCACTGTGAAGCAGAAGGTGGTCCAGGTCGTTGAAGACGTCAAGGGTTCTGCTTCCGAGATGGCCAGCCAAACCATGGCCTTTTTCCAGAAGATGGGTTGGTCCAAGGCCCAGGCCGCTGGGATTACCGCGAACATTCAGCGGGAAAGTGGCTTCAAGGCCAATGCCGTTGGCGACAACGGCAAGGCCTACGGTATCGCCCAGTGGCATCCCGATCGCCAGCGAGAGTTCGAGAAGTGGGCCGGAAAACGCATTCAGGACGCCACTTACGCTGAACAGCTCGCCTTCATGAACCATGAGCTAACTGAAGGCAAAGAGAAGAGGGCGGGAGATCGTCTGCGCGCTGCAGGGACAGCTGGCGAAGCCGCCGCCGCAGTCTCGACGCATTATGAACGCCCCGCTGACAAAGCTGGCGAAGCTGCCCTGCGGGCCAAAGCGGCGGAAGAGATGTTTAACCGCCCCGGCCTGACGCCGTCGCCCTCGACCGGCGCCGCCATGGCGAATGCGGGCTCCACCGCTACCATCAACCAGAAGACCGAGATCAAGGTTGAGGGCGCCAGCGACCCGCAGGCGACCGCCGGGGCTGTCTCTCAAGCCCAGGCTCGCGTTAATGGCGACCTTGTCCGCAATACGAGAGGGGCGCTGTCATGAGCCTTGTGGATACCGTCGTTACGGCGATCTTCAAGCCCCAGCGAAAGCTTGGGCCAATTAGGGCGCAGGTCACGATTGAAGAGACGCATCAAGACGAACTTGTAATCACTGAGCATCCGGTCGAACAGGGCGCCTCGATCAGTGATCATGCTTACAAAAAGCCGGCTGAACTTACTCTGCGTTTAGGTTGGAGCAATAGCGGGCTTCAATCTATCGGTCAAGTCGTGACTACGGCTTACGGTCTCATCTCCAGCGGTTCGGCGGGGGTAAATTTCAACTATGTTCAGGAGGTCTATCGTAAGCTGCTGGCTCTGCAGGAAAGCCGCATCCCATTTGACATCCTGACCGGCAAGCGCAAGTATACGAATATGCTCATTCGGTCGATCTCGACCACCACGGACGAGACCACCGAAAAGGCTCTTATGGTGACTCTCTCTTGTCGAGAAGTTATCATGGTGCAGACACGGGTGGTCTCGGTTCCGCCTCGCAATGTCCACAAGGACCCAGCCAAGACGGCGCCAACTGAGGATAAAGGAACCAAACAGCCGAAGACCAGCGGGCTGTACAATTTGTTCGGGGGTAAGTGATGGCGGTCTATGAGATTCCTCTTTCGCCCACACCGCAACGCTTCTCGATTACCCTGGCGGGCGTCGAGTACCAGCTGGTTGTCCGTTGGGTGGACGCCCTGGAAGGGGGCTGGGCGATCGACATAGGGGATAGCAACGGGGCGCCGATCGTAAGCGGTGCCCCATTGGTTACTGGGGTCGATCTCCTGGCGCAATACAAGTATCTGAACTTCGGGGGGCAGCTGATCGTCCAAACGGACCATTCGGTTGACGCCGTGCCGACCTTCGACAATCTTGGCGAGACGAGCCATTTGTTCTTTGTGGTGAACCCGTGAACACGACTGACCAATGGATTAGGAAGGTCTCCCTAGTGGTCTCCCAGGCGGATGGCCAGGGGCTTGATTTGTCCCAGCTACATTTCCGGTTCGCTGTTCGGCGTGCCGACTTACAGACGCCAAACACCGCAGAGATCAGGGTCTTCAACGTCTCTCAGGACACCGCTAATCGTATTCAAAAGGAATTTACGCGCGTGATCCTTCAGGCCGGATACGAGCAGGGAAATTACGGTGTAATCTTTGACGGCAACGTCAAGCAAGTGCGCCGCGGCCGCGAGAGCGCGACCGACACCTATCTGGAAATTCTTGCCGCTGATGGCGATGAAGCCTATAACTTCGCGGTCGTCAACACGACGGTTGCCAGCGGGTCGACCATGGCCGATCGCATGGTTGCGGCAGAGAAGGCGTTTAAGGATCATGGCGTAACTGAGGGCTATAAACCGGATGGGCTCGATGGCAATCGTCTGCCTCGGGGCAAGGTGATGTACGGCATGGCGCGCGACTTCATGCGCGACGCCGCCAACACCCTGGGCGCTACTTGGAGCATCCAAGATCGTAAGCTGGTGATTGTTCCGCTTACCGGCTATCGTCCGAGCCAGGCCGTGGTCCTTACGTCCAAAACCGGACTCATCGGTATGCCGGAACAGATCCAGGACGGCATTAAAGCCCGCGCCCTGCTAAACCCTAACCTGATTATTGGGGGCAAGGTTCAGATCGACAACAAATCGGTCCAGCAGGCCCGCATCAACATGTCTTATACGGCAATCAACTTTTTCCCGCAAATTGCGGACGATGGGTTTTACCGGTTGCTTACGGTCGACCATTTCGGGGATACTCGGGGAAATGACTGGTATTCGGACCTCATTTGTCTGGGTCTGGACGACACGGTCCCGCCCAGCATGGCCGTTAAGGGATTTGGCTGATGGACCGCCGCGAGCGCATCGGAGACGAAGAAGAGACCTTGCGAGCTGCCTTGGACGGTCACCAAGCAGGCCTCTGGACCGCCATGCCGGCTATGGTCACCAGGGTCAGTCTGACCACCATGACGATAGAAGCACAGCCGACGATCAAGGGCACCCAGCAGAGGCCCGACGGTACAGAGCTACCTGCGGTCATGCCGCTTTGTGTTGATGTTCCCATCGTTTATCCGAGCGGCGGCGGATTCACCCTTACCTTTCCCATTGCGGAGGGTGACGAGTGCCTGCTTGTGTTCGCCTCTCGTTGCATTGATGCATGGTGGCAACTCGGCGGCGTACAGCCGCCTCTCGAACTTCGCATGCACGATCTCTCTGACGGGTTTGCGCTGGTCGGGCCGCGGTCGCAGCCTCGGGTAATCGGCGGCGTTAATTCGACTGCCACCCAGCTCCGTTCCGATGATGGTCAGACCTTTGTCGAGGTCGGACCGGGTAAGATCCAGCTGGTTGCTGATGAGGTTGTCATTCATGGGCGGCAAAAACCGCGGTTGATTGCCTCGGTAACGGTTTCGTCTGGACTCCGACCACTCGTGATGATTATGCAATCGGAACAACCGGGGCTTCGCTTCCAATCAATCCGCCGGAGGTGCCGACATGAGGTATCGTGCGCTTGACGCCAACGGCGATATGCGCTTTGGCCGCAGTCAGGTGGACTTCTTGGTCGATAGCCCCGAGGCCGTTAGCCAGGCTGTAAGCACTCGTCTGCGCCTCTTGACGGGCGAATGGTTCCTTGACGTCACGGAGGGGACGCCATATACTACCGAAGTGCTGGGTACCGATACGGAGTCGACCTATGATCTGGCCATCCGTGATCGCATCCTCAGCACGGAAGGTGTGACCGAGATTGTTGCCTATTCAAGCGAGC